AAAAAAACACGACCTTAGAGTAGCTTCTTATTATCAGAAGTATTACCCGCGCTATGATTTACATGATGGTAAAATAATTAAATTTAAATCAAAAGATTACTATTTCAGTAGAGAATTTAATACTCGTACCAATCAATTAAAATGGCTAAACAGTTTGCCTGATGAGGAAGCTAAAGAGTATCTAAAAAAGCTATTGTTAGAAAGAAAAGAAAAAAAGAATTTAATTTATTCACCTTCTCAGGTTGAACTGAGGACTACTTCAATCCCTTCTATAATTTCATTTGAAAAAAAGTTTAACGACTATTACAAATTATGCGAGTCGTTAGGGTTTAAAAATAAATACAAAAATATAGAGAATATAGCTACAGCTTCAATCCCTAAAACAAAAGATTTAAAAGTTTACGTTGACAGTAGAGAACAATTACCTCTTAAATTTAATTTACCCACAGAGGTTAGAGGGCTCAAGTTTGGTGATTATGCATTAAGCGAAAAGTCTTTAACTTGCAACTGTTACATAGAAAGAAAATCTTTATCGGATTTTATATCAACAATTAGCGTTCAAAACTATGATAGATTTTGCAGAGAAATTGAAAGAGCTTACGAGAATGAAGCTAACTTAATAATAGTGGTAGAAGATACATTAACAAACGCTTTATCTTTCCCGTATTTACCTCACATATCAAGAAAAATAAAAGTAACACCTGAATTTATATTTCATCAAGTTCGAGATATGATTCAAAAATACGATCACATACAGTTTTTATTTGTAAAAGCAAGGAAAGAGTCTGTAAGGGTTATAGAAAAAATATTTTTCAGTAAATGCGTTTATAAGGACATTGATCTACAATTAGCTTACGATAAAAAAATTCTTTAAGAATATGTGGTATTGTCCTGAAAAATATAAAAAAGACCTAAGCAGCGTAAACGATCAGTTGTTAACGCTCAAAGGTCCACTTGAAGATAAAGAGGCTAAAATAAGTTTGGCTAAATTTTTAGCTTCGAATTTAGGTATTACTACGGAGTTAATATCAGGCATTAAATTAGCACCCTTTCAGGAGATCACACTGAAAGGAATGATGAATCGAAATTTTTCAATGTGTGTTTGGGGTCGCGGCTGCGGGAAGACATTTATAGCTTCAGTGTTCTGCTTTTTGCAGTGTATTTTTAATCCTGGTACAAAGATATTAATCGCTGGGCCTACATTTCGTACCGCTAGATTTATTTTTAATAATTTAGAAAAATTAGTAAACTCAAAAGGTGCCGATTTACTACAGCAAGCTTTTTCTGTTAAACCGTCGAAAAGAAATGACCAATTTGAATGGTCGATTAACGGAGGCACGATTACCGCGATTCCATTAAACGGGGATAAGATTCGCGGATTTAGAGCTAACATTCTTTTGCTAGACGAGTTTTTACTACTTCCAGAAGAATTAGTAAACACTGTTTTGATGCCTTTTTTGGTTGCACCACAGAACATGAAAGAAAGACTTGAAATAAGGCAAGCCGAAGATGACTTGATATCAAAAGGCCACATGAAAGAAGAAGAAAGAATGGTTTTCGAGAACAATTCTAAGATGATAGCGCTATCTTCCGCTTCTTATACTTTTGAGAATTTATATAAAACTTACAAAGATTGGACAAATAAAATCTACTCAGATGAATTAGGCGATGCTGATTATTTTATTTCTCAAATGGGCTATGAGGCTTTACCAGAGGAGATGATAGATAAAACTGTTATCGAGGAGGCGCAAGAAGGCGGCTCTTCTCATTCTTCATTTCTTAGAGAATATTGCGCTCAATTCACAGACGGTTCCGATTCTTATTTCAGCGCCAAAAAAATGCACGAATGCACAATTCCAGATGGAGAGCATCCAACGACTCTCATAAAAGGAGAATCTGGTTCTAGATATATTTTAGGAATTGACCCATCGTTTTCAAACAGCCCAAGTTCAGACTTTTTTGCAATGTCTTTGCTTGAGATAGATAATGACACAGGGCAAGGAACACTTGTGCATAGTTATGCTGTTGCTGGTGGAGATTTAAAGGATCATATAAATTATATGTTCTATCTTTATACAAATTTCAATATAGAGTTAATAGTTATCGATAATGCTGGTTATCAATTTTTAGATAGCTGTAACGAGTCTGAAAATTTTATAAATGCTGGAATTAATTTAAAATTTATTGATTTTGAATCCACTAAAGAAGGTCAGGATTACCAGAAGCAGTTAAGAAAACTAAAAAGAGATTTAAATAAAACTGATCATAAGATTTGTTTTAAACAAAATTTTACAAGTGATTTTTTAAGAAAAGCAAACGAACATCTGCAAGCTTCTATAGATCATAAAAAAATATGGTTCGCCTCTAGAACCACCGCAAACGGTTCAGCTTTCAGCAAGCAATCAAACCAAAGGGTAAATTTAGCTTTAACTGACTGCAAAAATATAGGAGAATTAATCGAAACTCAAGATAGCTTGATATATGCAACAAAAAAACAATGCGCTTTAGTCGAGGTGAAATCTACAGCAAAAGGGACGCAAACCTTTGATTTACCACAACATTTAAAAAGAAGCACGTCAGCCCATAGAGCGAGAAAAGATAACTATACTACATTAATGCTGGCTAATTGGGGGCTTAAAAGCTATAATGAAAGCCTAAACTTGAATGAAAATGAAATAAATTTCACGTTTTTACCGCAAATGTATCAATAGAAGTGTATTAAATTTGTGAATCATGAGTGAACCGTCAAAAAAGAAAGCCAGCCCGAAAACCGCAGCTAAACGACCAGCAAAGCGAGCGGCTAAGAAAACTATGACAGCAAAAGCGTCGGAAGACGCTACACCGTTAATGGCTTACCAATCTCTTGCGGGCGTAAATACTACATATACATCCAACAGAAGAAATAAATCTGGCTCTATAAACAGAACTAATAAGTATACTAATATTGATGACGGTCTTATACCTTTTAAGTATGCTTATGAATATGGAAATTCAGGTGACCAAAGTTTAGATGTTAGAGATGCGGTAATTTTATGTCAAAAGGCTTATTATAATTTTTCTCAGTTTAGGAATGTCATTGATTTAATGACTGAGTTTTCTTTAGGTAGCATTTATTTTAGGGGAGGCAGTAAAAAATCAAGAGCATTTTTTGAGGCTTTATTTAACAGGTTAAATATATGGAGTTTTCAAGACCAATTTTTTAGGGAGTATTATAGGTCTGGGAATGTATTTGTTTATAGATTTGATGCCAATTTATCAAATCAAGAAATCTCAAAAATCACACAAGCTTTTGGTAGTTCACTTTCTGAATCTTTAAGCAACTCAAGTAAGATTCCAAGTTCTTACATGTTAATAAACCCAGCCGATGTTAGAATGACTGGTACATTAGCATTTAACAATCCAGTTTATTATAAGCTTGTTACAAATTACGAATTAGAAAGATTAAGAACTAGAAAAACCGAGGAGGATCAAGAAATTTACGACTCTCTTCCTGAGAGCACAAAAAAACAAATCGATCAAGCCAGAAGCTCTGCTGTTCAGATTCCATTAGACATGGACAAAGTTGTTGCAGTTTTTTATAAGAAGCAAGACTACGAGCCTTTCTCAGTGCCAATGGGTTACCCCGTATTAGCTGATCTTAATTTTAAAGACGAACTTAAAAAAATGGATATGGCGATTGGTCGTTGTATGCAACAAGCTATTTTATTAGTTACTATGGGTACAGACCCAGAAAAAGGCGGTATAAACCAAAGAAACCTTCAAGCGATGCAAGACCTTTTTCAAAATGAATCTGTTGGTAGGGTTTTAATCGCGGACTACACAACAAAGGCTGAGTTCGTTGTACCTAGAATCGCTGAATTAATGGACCCTAAAAAATATGAAATTTTTGATAGGGATATTAACAACGGCTTAAACAATATTTTAATTGGAGGAGAAAAATTCTCCAATCAAGAAAGTAAAGTAAAGGTATTTGTTTCTAGATTACAACAAGGTAGAGAAGCGTTTTTAAACAATTTTTTAATCCCAGAAATTAAGAGAGTTTCTAAAAATTTAGGTTTTAAAAATTATCCTACCCCATACTTTGATGAAATGTCTCTTCAAGACAGCGTTCTCAAAGATAGGGTATATTCTAGATTGTTAGAACTTGGGATTTTAACACCTCAAGAAACTATTACCGCTTTAGATACAGGAAGATTACCCGACAAAGAAACCTCCATAGAAAATCAAAAAGAATATATGGAGCTAAGAAAAGAAGGTTTGTATACACCTTTGGTTGGCGGTAGTCCATTAGCTCAGAAAAATCAAAACCCCGAAAAGCAAGATAAACCCAAAGAAGAAGCTGGTAGGCCAAACGGAACCACAGGTATTCCTCAAGGAAACAGAAAAATTTCTCCAGTCGGACAAAGTGAAGCTTCCAAGGCTTTTAGCTTAGATAAGGTAAAAGAAAACATGATTTTAGCTCAGAAGCTAGAGAAACAGGTTGCTACTCATTTGAGAAAAACTCACAAGGTAAAGAGACTTAACGAAAATCAAAAAAATATTGCAACTGAAATTTCTCAAGTTATCATAGCGAACGAATCCCCCGACAAGTGGTCAGAAGTCGTCGATTCCTATTGTAAGAATCCCGTTGACACAAACAGCGATAGAGTTAGCTTAATTAGAGAAATAGCTTGCGAACATCAATTAGATTTTTATTTAGCTAGTATATTAGCTTCAAGCACGAAAAAGTAATATGAGTGAAGAAAACAATAAAAACTTAGAGGAAAGTCACATAAAATCAGTGGGGTACGGGGAAGTGCCCACGGATATTATAATGCCAGATATATTAATTCCCCCTCCTCAAAAAGACGAAACTAAAAAGGTTATAGAGGATGAAGTAAATGTGGCTTTTAAATTTGCATTTCTAGGGGCGGGTCAAGGCGGTTCTAGAATAGCTGAAAACTTTTATAAATTAGGCTATAGAAGAGTAGCTGTAATAAACACAGCGCAGCAAGATTTAAATTCTATCAATTTAGAAAACAAGCTTTGTTTTGGAGAGGGTGGCGCTGGTAAAGCTCCAGAGGTAGCCACTCAAGCCTTTCAAGAAAAAAGCGAAGACATTTCTGATTTTATGAGAAGGTCTTTTGGCGACAACGTAGACAAAATTTTTGTTTGCGCTGGCGCTGGAGGCGGAACTGGTGCTGGTTCAGTAATTTCAGCAGTTAGATCAGCGGTGGAGATACAGGCTAATTCTGAAACTTCAAAAAAAGTTGGAGTAATTTTAGCTTTGCCGAAGGCTTCCGAAGGGAAAAGAGTAAATGCTAATGCGGCAAATACTTTAAATGAGGCTTATGATTTAGTTGACCAAGGTATTGTATCACCTCTTATTCTGATTGATAACGAAAAGATTGGCCAACTTTATCCAAATTTAGTTGTTTCAGAATTTTGGAATGTAGCCAACCAAAGTATGGCTGGACTTTTTCACCTGTTTAATCATACGGCTGCGAAAGATAGCACTTACTCTTCTTTCGATTCCAATGACTACAAGCAGGTTTTAGATTCTGGACTAATTGTCTTTGGTGCGTCTCCAGTATCAGAGTGGAAAGACTCTGTAAGTATAGCAAGAGCGGTAAGAGAAAATCTTAAAAATAATTTACTATCTGGAGGAATAGATTTAAGCACTGGTAATTCCGCCGCTGCAATTATTATAGGCGGCACAGAACAACTTAATAATATTCCACAAAGTTATTTGGATCAAGCTTTTGATCAATTATCGAAAATGATGAGACCAAACAGCGTGGTTCATAGAGGGATTTATAGCGGGGATAAACCTTCTTTGAATGTTTTTTCTGCTATAGGAGGTCTGGGTAGACCTGAAGATAAATTAAGTCAGCTTAAAAAACTAGGCGACTTACCACAGTAAAATAAAAAATAATAAATATTATGGCTACGAAAAAAAATGATGAAGTAAAACCTGGTTACAAAAGTACCGAGTTTTGGATTACTGCTATCGTTGCAATCGCTTCTCTAGCATGGGGAGCGGGAATTGTTGACCCAGCAGGGGACACAGGCGCAGATAAGACCTTTGGTTTTATTTGCTCCGCTCTTAGCGCTCTTGGATATAGCGTATCAAGAGGTCTTGCTAAAAAGAAGGCTGAATAAATGTCTTGGTTGTCTGCGTTATTTAAAGCTCTTTTGGAGTGGCTCTCTGCCGAGGTAAAAAAAGACACCAAAGCAAGTGACGCCGATAAGACCCCTAAAGAGCTAAAAAACAAATGGAGACAAAGAATCCTTGAACAAGAAGAAAAACTTAAAAATGAAAAAAATTCTGATTCTAATTCTGGTTAGCTTATTTTTAGTTGGCTGCGGATCGACAAAGGTAGTTTTTGTTGACACTCAGTCTAATTTAGTAAGAATTGGACCTGACGTTTCTGGAAAAGTATACGTACAGAAAAACGGCGAATGGGTTCTATCTAAGAATAAGGTTAAACTACCAGAAGGCTGGTACGCTGGAGGTTTACCTGTAGATGATTAATTTTAATTATTTTTATTAAAAAAACAAAGAGAAGCCTTTTTGGTTTCTCTTTTTTTTGAGATAAGTGTATAAAAGTATGACATGACTTTTTCTTTCCATGATATAGATATTATTTTAAAAAGAAAAGAATCATATTATAAAGGGTTATCAAAAGGGTCTAACCACGATAAAAAAGTCGCTATTTACGCCCTTCAAATTCTAAGCTCATTAAGAAAAGACTTCGAAAAAGCTTATAAAGAAAAGTAATTTTTTTACTTCTCATTTACACAAAATAAGTTTAATATAAATACACCCTTATGTTGAGGGTGTTAAGTTATGAAGAATAATATTATTAAAGTAATGTTGATTGGCGCAACCGCTACCCTTTTGGGAATGGGTTGCGCTTTTAGTGAAAAGTTGCCGTCTGTTACCATTGGTGGCGCGGCTAATAAGAACGCTGTATTGGATGCCGAGATCGGCAAGGCTGGAGTATCAGTCACAGCGCCTCTTGTAAATGTAGACGTACCATTTCCAACCGTGGACGTAAAAGACGGTAAGAAGAAGTAATTTCTCGCCTCGGCTACCTAACCCCCCAAACCGTACCCCTTTCGGGGTACGGTTATTTTTTTTGGAAAAATATTTGATTTTTTTAAAATTAATTATATTTTGCGTGTATATAAAATAACGGAAATGAAAGAAATTGAATACGAACTCGAAGGGCTTCACAACGGTGGACATGATAATTTGTCATGGAAAGAATCTTTGAAAGTTCTAAAGGACGATGACGCTGTAAATTTTTCCGTTAAAGTTGTTAAAGCTTTAGAAGAAAAGCTTGAAGCTCACAACGGGTCTAGTCACAACAAAGTTACTTTAAAGCAGCTTAAAAAAGTATACCGAAGGGCTGCTGGTAATGTTTTCGCTGAAGTACCCGATCCAGATGAAAAAAGAGGGCTATGGGCGATGGCCAGAGTTAATCTATATTTGAGGATTTTGAAAGGGGAACCATTCCCAAAGGAAACAAATGCTTCTTTAGTTTTAGATGCAAAAAATGAAATTGATTTAGTAGATTTTATGCTTCCTGAAAAGGAAGACTTTATACAGGCTGGAGAAGACATAGAAAAACATGATTTGTGTTATAAATTTTCTTTCGAGGATTTATACTTAGAAGAAGATGGTGGAGAATTACCTTTCGAATTTAATTAATATGAAAAACTTCGAACACGAGTGTAATGGTAAAATTAACGACTCCTCGTTAGAGTCCGAACTAAAATGCGACAATTGTAATTGTAATTGCGATAACGAAGATATAACAGAAGTCTGTTGTAATTGCTCATGTCACGATAATTAATTTAATACTTAGGAGATTATATAATATGTCAGCAGCAGGAAATTTTCGAGAGGACGGGTTACCAAATAGCGCACAATACGCAACGGTAACGGGTAATATTTCAGCGGGTACTCAAGCTATTGCCGCTACAAATGGTCCAATCAACATCACTGATATAGTTGTTAGTAAAAATACTGATGGTGATTTTACTTTTTACAACGGAACAACTGGTGCTGGAACTCAATTTTTAAAACTTTTTGTAAAAGCGAGTGATAATGGTAATTCCACAGACTCCATTAATTTTACATCGGCTTTAAAAATAACCGACGCGAGCGGGGTTTTTGTAGCGTGCGATTCCACTGACACAGATTACTCCATTTTAATTAATTACTATAACTCTTATTCCAGATAAAAGGATAAATATGAGCGATCATAAATATACAACTATTTTTAGTTCTGAAATTAAACCGTTAGTCCCTGAAGATAAAGACAAGTACTTGGCTATGGCCAGCTTGGTTGAGGTTGGTGATTTTATACCAGAGGTTGACACTTCTAAAAATGTAGACCTGTTGCCTGTTGCTTTTAATGCTTGCGTTATTAATAGAGTTAATAAAAACGGTGACGTAGTTGATACTGATACAGCTATGGCAATGTACAAAGACTTTATTAATAAGCCAATGAATATTGAGCATAATAGAGATAAAGTCGTTGGCGTAATTTTAACCGCTGGTTTTAGTGAGTTTGGAACAGACAACAAACTTACCGAAGACCAAGTAAAAGATTTAAAAGGCCCGTTTAATATTACTTTAGGTGGTGTGGTTTGGAAAGTTGTAAATAACAAGCTTTCGCAAATCATAGAGAACGCCAGTGACCCCACTAGTGATGATTATTTAAAAATTTCAGCAAGCTGGGAGCTTGGTTTTAGTGAATACAATATTATTGTTTCTTCCAAAGAGGAGAAAAATATAGAAAACGCTGAAATAATTTCAGACATTGAAAAAATTCAAGAGTTAAAAAGTTCTTTAAAGGGCTTTGGAGGTTCTGGGGTTTTAGAAAATGGCTCTGGAGTGTATAGGCAGGTCATTAATGATGTCGTGCCTTTGGGTATAGGCTTAACTGAAAACCCTGCTGCCGACGTTGTTGGGGTTGCCGTTAATCTAAAACCAGAAAATAAAAACATAGAAAAAGAAAATAAATCATCAAAAATAGAACAAAAAGGTTCCCAAACTGAAGAAATAAATGTATCATCAAATAAGGAATTAACAGTTATGGATAAAATTACTGACATTCAACAAATCACGGATGAGTCCTTGGTAGCAGGAGAGGTTAAAGCTTCTGTGATTACGGATTACATCGAGAATCAGCTTCAAGAAGCTTCCGAGAAATTCGTAGCGGAGAAGCAAGAAGTTCAGGAGAAACTTAGCGCTGCCGAAGACGCTCAAAAGACTATTGTAGAGGAATTTGAGTCGGTAAAAAAAGAGCTTGAAACTCTTAAAGAGGAACAGCGCATTAAGGCTGCTGAAGATTTATTCAACCAACGCATGGCTGCGTTTGATGCCGAATACGACCTTGACGATGATCATCGTGGTATTCTTGCATCTGACATTAAAGACATGACCGAGGAAGATTTCGAAGCTTACTCCAAGAAAATGAAAGTTCTTTTGGATAAAAAAGCTGAGAATAAAGAAACTGTCGAAGCTGCTACTGAAGAAGTAGTAGAAGCCGAAGAGACTAAAGAAGAGGCTGTAGCTTCCGTTGAAGAGCAAGACGCTGAAAATATTTTAGAGTCTGCTATTGAAAACGCTGAAGTTGACAAGGCACAATTGCCTTCAACCTCTGAAGCCTCTGAAGCTACTTTGACTGAAAAGTATCAAAAAGCTTTCAATTTGGACAACTTCGAAATTGATTATTAATACTATTATAAGGAAATAAATTATTATGAGTGCTATTACTAGAACTAGTGAATTAAAACCATTCAGGGATTACAGCGAGCACGACGTAATCAACCTTTACAAGTTTAGCGGGACTCTTCCTGCTGACAACGGAAAGGTTGTTTCGATCCAGCAAGGCTGGACCCAGAGTGATGAACTCGACATGATCGACAGTGTTGGCGCTTCTTACGACAACACCGTTAGTCAAAGATGGGGCGTTGATGCCGCCGTTCGCGCTGCGAACACTGGCGACCTCAATCCTTTGGGTATGCTTCTCTACAGCGTAAGAGAAGAGGACGAAAACGGAGAAAAACTCAAATTCAATCCTCGCAAAGCTGCGGAGATGGAAGTAGTTTTGAGTGGTCAAGCTGTACCCGTTGTAACTAAAGGTGTATTCCTTTACAGTGGCTCTACTCTTGAAGGGCAGACTGTTACCGCTGGCCAGAAGCTTTATTCTGACGCTAACGGTTTGTTGACTACTGGTAATAACGGTAACCCCGCTGTTGCTCAAGCTTTAGGTTCGGTTGACAGCACCTACAAGACCTGTCTAATCAAACTCGAACTCTAAATTATAAGGAATAAATCATCATGAGATTAAAATTAAAAAATACCCCAGAACAGGTTGAGCTCATCAAGGCGATGGGTTCTAAAGACCCTGCGGTAGCTCGTGAAGCCTCTGAAGCGTTTGCTGCTTTTCTTGGGCCTGTAGTTCGTCAGGTCATCATGCAAGCTAATACTTCTTCGGCTGTTTTCACGGATGCCCCGTATGACGAAGACGACAATCCTAGTTATCCTTTGGACCTTTACTATAATGAAGGTGCCAACGTAGTTCAGGTTTGGAGTCAAAACATCGCTGGTGGACTCCCCACCTCTCACATCTCTGGCTTAGAAGAGCTTAAAATTGCCACTTATCGTTTAGATAGTGCTGTAAGCATGGGCAAACGCTACGCTCGCAAGGCTCGCCTTGACGTGGTTAGCAAAGCTGTTGAAAGAATGGCTAATGAGATTATTGTCAAGCAGGATCGCAACGCTTGGGCGGTTGTCCTCAAGGCTCTTGCTGAAGCTGAAACTGGTGGTAACAAGCACCTCCTTCAGTCTCAAAGCACTGCTGGTACTAGCCCGAAGGTTTCGGACTTTACTCTGCAAGACCTTAACGACATGATGCAAAGAATGGCTCGCATTAACGAGTCTTACGCTGGTGGAACTCCCGCTGAAGCTTACAGCAAGGGTATCACCGATTTGTACGTTGGTCCTAAGCAGATGGCTGACATTCGCGCATTTGCTTATAATGCTGTTGGTGGTTCTACCGCTGGTAACGCTGGTACTGATTTACCAGACTCCGTTCGCAGTGACATCTATCGTGCCGCTGGTGCTGGTTCAATCTTTGGTGTAAATATTCACCAACTTCTTGAGCTCGGTTCCAGTGAGAAGTATCAAACTCTTCTTGATACTTTCGCTGGCTCGACGAACTACACTGACGTTAACGGCGGAAACTCTGGCGTTATTGACGCTGATGATGCTACGCTCATCGGTATCGACAACAGCAAGGGTGCTTTTGTTCGCCCTGTTGCTCGCGGCGAAGGTGGCGAAACCTTCACTGCGGTTCCCGACGATCAGTTCTATGCTGCTCGCCAAGAAAAAATGGGTTTCTATGGCTTCTTGGAAGAGGGTCGCGTTTGCTTGGATGCTCGCGCCATTGTTGGTATCAACCTCAGAGACAACGACTAATACAAAACCATCTGATGGTTCTCCCAAACCCCGCCTTCGGGCGGGGTTTTTTATTTGATTTTAAGGAGTTAAAGGTGTAATATAAAGATATGCCTAGAAAAAAGAAAAATGTTAAAAAAGTAGAAGATATGTCTCAAACTCATGGTAAAGTGGAAAAACCTGTGTATTCAAGCTTAGATCAAATCTGGGGTGATTCTGGAATACAAAAGTATGGTACTTTTGACGAAGAGGAATATATTCGTCAACTTAAAGACATGACTAAATCGGACATTCAAGCTCACGCTAACAAACTTGGCTTAATACCTATCGATAATAGAACAGAGCTAGAAAAAAGACTTATAAAAGAATTTGTTCATCATAAAATTAAATACACAGCTACAGTGCCAGAAAATCTTCAAATAAATAATATCGAAGGTAATTTGTCGCCAGATATTAGAAAAATTCTGAGCGAAGGAAAATAATTTCATTTTTACCTTATAAAAAGTGTAATAAATGATGTATGGCGACCACTTATGATTTTCAGATAACTCAAGGGGCGGAATTTAATACAACTTTTGAAGTTAAAAATAATTCTGGTACCCCATATAATTTAAGTGGGGCGGCTGGATATAAGTTAAGCGGTGTCGCAAAGTTAAGGTATAGCGACACCAATGCTTTAGTAGACCTCAATCCCACCCCAGTTAGTGGATTTGAAGCAAGCGGAAGATTTAATGTAACAATTTTAGCTTCCACCACTCAAACTTTTCCCGTAAGCGAAGGTCTTTACGGTATAGAAATTTATAGTGGTGACGGTACAGGTCAATTCGTAGAAAAAGTAGTAAAAGGGAAATTTGTAGTTTCCCCAGAAGTTACTTCAGCGGGGGTTACTTTACCATAGGCTAAAATATGGCTATTGTAGATGTAATAGCTGGAGGTGGAGGCACTGTAAATACCAGTACAGGCGGCTCTAGCACAGTTTCAGTCGCTTTGGGAGCGCAAGGTTCTCAAGGTGCTCAAGGTAGAGACGGTTCAGCAGTAGATAAAGGTGATCAAGGCTACCAAGGTTACCAAGGAAACCAAGGTGCTCAGGGTAATCAAGGTGGTGCTGGAGCTCAAGGTAACCAAGGGGCAGCGGGCGCTCAAGGGGATCAAGGCAACCAAGGTAGTCAAGGAGCCACTGGTTCGGGTGATCAAGGTAATCAAGGTGCTGCTGGAGCTCAAGGTAATCAAGGGGCTCAAGGAAATCAAGGTAGTCAAGGTAGTCAGGGGTACCAAGGCAACCAAGGTAATCAAGGTTCTCAGGGAAACCAAGGCGATCAAGGGTTTCAAGGCTACCAAGGTAATGATGGAAATTTCGGAGGGGTCACTTTTGCTTATGTTTTTAATAGTGATACTGCCGATAGTGATCCTGGTTCTGGAAAATTAAAGTTAAACGAATCCACACAAAGAACTAGTAATAGGCTCTACATAGACGATAGGGACGCAAACGGTGTAGATATTCAAAGCTACATGCGTACTATTGACGATTCTACATCGACTATAAAAGGTCATTTTAGGATTTCAAATAAGTTAGATAGTTCTCAATTTTTATTATTTACGATTTCGAGTTTAACTGAGTCTTCTGGTTATTTTAGTATAGTAATATCAAATGTTGATTTTTCAGAAAGTTCACCATTTAGTGATGCAGAAGAGGTTATAATCACTTTTGCTAGAACGGGTGACAAAGGCGACACAGGAAACCAAGGTGCTGCTGGAGCTCAGGGTAATCAGGGCAATCAAGGTAATCAGGGTAATCAAGGCGCTTCAGCAACAGGTGATCAAGGTGCTGCTGGAGCTCAAGGCTCTCAAGGCGCAGTGGGAAATCAAGGGGCTCAAGGAAGGCAAGGTATTCAAGGGGCTCAAGGTAATCAAGGAAACCAAGGTGCTGCTGGAGCTCAGGGTAATCAAGGTTCAACAGGAAGCTCTGGAGATCAAGGCAACCAAGGTGAACAAGGTTTTCAAGGTTTCCAAGGGTTTCAAGGGGTCGCTGGCTCAGGCAATCAAGGAGCCCAAGGCAATCAAGGTGACGCGGGTAGTAACGGAGCCCAAGGCAATCAAGGTGACGCGGGTAGTAACGGAGCCCAAGGCAA